AACGTACAAATTCAAGTCTTTTTAAAGGACGCTAATTCCAACGATTACCAAACTTCAACGTTTCTTTTGCAAGTAAACGCCAACGGGAGTATAACCTATTCGCAAACAAATATATCCTTTGAAAACCAAGCTCTTTTGGGCGGCTATTCACCACGCTTGCGCGATTGTTACGCTCGCAATGTGTTGACTATTTACAACGCTTTAAGTTATCGCTTGGAGGGTTCGTTTAGACGCAAGGGCAACACGTTTGGAAATGGTTATATAGGTACACAATTAGTATATACTGGTTTTTCAACGGTACGTTTGCAAGTGATTGGTTGGGAATACGATTTGGCAACTAGAGTGGCGCGAATTACCTTTGGGCAAGTACCGACGGCTTACGTTTATCCGATAAATTAATTATGGCAAATAGACGATTTATAGATTTCCCAATTGCGGCAAGTGTTGGCAACAACGACATTGTTTTAATTTGGCAAGACGGTCTAAACAAGCAGACGACAAAGGCAACGCTTTTGCAAGGGTCGCCACAAAGCCTGGCGGGTTTAACAGACGTTGACATTGCGGCTTTAACCAATGGTCAAATTTTGCAATACAATTCGACCACGAGCAAATGGGAGAACGTAGATAGGACCGACATATTTTTAAGCCAGTTGGGAGACGTTACAATTGTGGCGCCAAGTAATGGCCAAGTTTTGGTTTATAATTCGTCAACCTCTAAATGGGAAAATTCTAGCGGTGGCTATGTTCCTTATACTGGCGCCGTTACTACGGTTAACCTTGGCGCGCAAACAATACAAGCTGGATCATTTGTAAAGACTGGCGGAACGGCCGCGCAATTTTTAAAAGCTAACGGCTCGGTTGATTCAACGGCTTACGGAACGGGTAGCGTCACCTCGGTTGCGTTAACTATGCCGTCGGCGTTTAGCGTTGCAAATAGTCCAGTCACTACCGCTGGAACTTTGGCAGTAACTGGAGCTGGCTTAGTGTCTCAATACATTAGAGGCGATGGATCGTTGGCTGACTTTCCCGCAACTACGGGCGGCGGCTCCTCGGTTAGTTACTATTTAAACGGGTCGGTAAGCCAAGGCACAATTGGCGGGGTTGCTTATAAAGAGCTAAACAGAACGCCAGTTTTTGGCGCTGGGACGGACATAAGCATTAGCGCCGACGGCTATATTGCCTCATTTATTACGGATGCTTTAGACCCAAATAAATTACTTATCCCCGCTGGAAATTGGAATCTAGAAACCTATTTTAGCGCATCAAGTAATGGAGGCTCGCCGTCTTTTTATGTCGAGCTTTACAAGTACAATGGCACGACCTTTACTTTAATTGCAACTAGCAGCTCAGCACCTGAATTGATTGCGTTTGGAACTAATTTAAACCCATATTATTCAACTTTAGCAGTTCCCGAGACAGTCCTAGCGTTAACCGATAGGCTTGCGCTTCGATACTACGTTACGCATTCAGGCCGCACAATCACTTTGCATACTGAAAACAACCATTTATGCCAAGTAATAACCACTTTTACGACTGGTTTAACGGCTTTAAACGGATTGACTAACCAAGTTCAATTCTTTGCGGTTGGGACTAGCGGAACGGACTTTGCAATTAGCAGCGTAACGGATACCCATACCTTTAATTTACCAACGGCAAGCGCTACAAATAGAGGCGCTTTAAGCTCGGCGGATTGGACCACCTTTAACAACAAAACTTCAAACCTTGGAACGGTTACCTCTGTCGGCTTATCCTCGGCGACTAGCGGCGTCACTATTGGCTCAACTCCGATAACAACAAGCGGAACTATCACCTTAGCAATTGCAACGGCCAGCGGCTCGCAAAATGGCTTGTTATCGAGTACCGATTGGAGTACGTTTAACGGCAAACAAAACGCTTTGACTAATCCAGTGACAGGAACAGGTAGTGCAGGACAAGTTGCTTATTGGTCTTCAGGTTCTGCAATAACAGGAGAGTCAAACCTATTTTGGGATGCAACAAACGACAGGCTTGGAATTGGGACAATTACTCCTGCTGCTGGATTAGAAATTGTTACAGATAGTGGAACAACAAATGCTTTAAGAGTTGTATCAAATAGAGCATTTAATTCAAATACAGACGTTGCAATAAATTTTCGTTATAAATATGATTCTATAAATTTTACTACTGGCGGATTGATTGTAGCAGCAAAAGATGATAATACAAGCGGTAGCCAAAGCGGTAATTTGCAATTTTATACAAATAATGCTGGAAGCGTTGGTGAGCGAATTCGTATTTTTTCAGACGGAAATGTATTAATTCAATCGGGAGGCACGTTTACAAACGCTGGCTATAAGCTAGACGTTAACGGAACTGGGAGGTTTAGTGGAACTTTGAGAAGCAATGACCACGAAATAAAAAATAGTGCAAATGCTGAAACTTTAGACTTGTTTTTAAGTCCATCAACATTAAACGCATTTATTGATTATCCATCAGGCAGAAGTTTAACAATAAGGAACAAAGGAAGTTTAAGCACTTTTACCCTAGCCTCCACAGGCGCAGCTACCTTTTCAAGTAGTGTGACTTTAACAAGTGGTCTTTTATCTGTAGATGGTTTTGCTAATAAGGATACTAATTATATAACTTTAAGAAGTGGGTTTTCACCAAGCGACTCAGGTGGATTAGGTTTTAAAGCAATAGACCATAGTGGTTCAAGTACTGACGGACTTGCTTGCTATGGTCACGATGGCATAAGTCTTTATACTGCACAAACCGAACGAATGCGCATTACCTCAGGCGGCAACGTAGGCATCGGCACGGCTAGTCCTAGTGCAAACTTGCATTTAAGCAGTGGAGCAGATACTGGTATAGTAATAAATTCAAGTGCAGGTGCATACACTGGTTATTTAAATATTCATAGCGCAGGCGGTGGGGCATCTGTAATTAGAGGAATAGGTGGTACACCATTTTTATTTGAAGTAAACGGCACCGAACGAATGCGCATTTCTTCGGGTGGGGATATAGGAATTGGGGCAGATAGCAATAGTCTAGTAAGGTTATTAACAAGAGGCAAAGATGCTGGGACAACTAATTATGCTTTTATTGCTCAAAATTCAAGCACAACTAATTTATTTCTAATTAGAAACGATGGGGCGGCCTCTTTCTTTTCTTTAGGTACGGGAACAGTAACCGCAACTGGTGGCACATTGTCAACCGTTTCCGATTCGTCTTATAAAATTGACGACGGCTATATTGATTCAGCACTTGAAAAAGTACTTAGTCTAAAACCTAGATATTTTTATTGGAATGAAAAAAGCGGTTTACCAAAAGATATACGCCAGCTTGGTTTTTACGCTCAAGAAGTTAACGAGGCGCTAGGAGAAGAGGCGGCAAATAAACCAAAAAACAAAAATACTCCTTATGGAATTTCTGATAGGTCAATAATTGCAATGCTTACAAAAGCAATACAAGAATTAAAACAAGAAATCGACACTTTAAAAAACTAAGATATGAAAAAAATTGAATCAGTAACAATTTGGAAAAACGGCGAAAGCCAAGAGGCAAACCTATTAAACGCCTACATTACTAGAGATAATTTGGCCGACTTTGCTGAATTTTATTATTCACTAAATGCAAGTAGCGAAGGTACAGAGGCAATGCCTTTGGTAGTTGGTCAAACGCTTTCGGATGGAAACGTTAATATAAGCGGCCAAGATTATTTAGACTGGGATAATTCAAACGAGGCTGCATATACCTACATTGCAGAAAAATTAAACTTAACACTAATTAATGATTTATGATTGTAAACCTAGCAATTGCCCTAACTGACATTGAAGGCAACAAAATTAAAAACGAAAACGGCGAAGAGGTATCTTTGTCAAAAATGGTTGGCAACGCCTTATTTGCGGCTGAAGAGAAAGAGGACCCGATTAGACTTTACGAGCTGGCTAAAAAAATTTACTATTCTGAAGGCGAAATGGAAATAAGCAAAAGCGACGCCGATTTAATCAAAGACAAAGTCAAAGCCAAAGGGTTTACGGTGCTTGTTTTAGGGCCGCTTTTCGAGGCTTTAAAGGAAAAGTAATGTTACGACAAGGGCTAAATTTTAGCCCTTTTTTTATTGCCTTAAAATGCCTTATTTTTGATAAACGAAAAAGAATTAAAGAAATGAGTAATATTCCGCCATTTGAGCAAATACTAGGATTGGGACTAATTGGGACGCTAACCTCTATTATGGACATAAACGAAAGCCTCAAGTTTCTAATTCTTTTCCTTACGTTTTCAGGTCTTGTTGTTAAGCTTTGGGAGCAAATCAAAAAAAGTGAGTTTTTCCTACAGGATATAAAAAACCTAGCACGCAAAATATTCCGTAAGAATGGCAAAGGCTAAAGCGGCAACAAATGCAATAAAAATAACCTTTGGGACCAGGCGAAACGGCAAAGCCAAAAAAGCCTATTCCAAAGCATTAAACAAACCTAAAAAATACAGAGGCCAGGGACGATGAGAAAGTTTTTTGATTGGGCAAAAGGATTTTTAAGCGAGAACGGCCAAGCATCTAGCAAGCGATTTGTTGGCCTTATAAGTGCAATCGCTTTATGCTATACTTTGTATTTAAATCCAAACGACGCTTTAGTTTATTCCGTGGCTGCATTAAGTGCGGCCGCTTTAGGTATAACCGCAGTTGAAAAGATATTTAAGGAAAAATCCGATAAAAAAAATGAAGGTTAACAAACTTGGAATCCAAACAATGCACCATTTTGAAGGGTGTAAATTAACGGCTTACCAATGTTCAGCAAAAGTTTGGACTATTGGTTGGGGAAATACTTATTACCCTGACAAAAAACCAGTAAAGCAAGGCGACGTTATTACGCAAGAGCAAGCCAATATATTATTTGAAATGATAATGAATGAATTTGCTATTGTGGTTCGAGGTGCTTTAACTAAAGAGATAAACGAAAATCAGTTTTCGGCTTTGGTTTGTTTTGCTTATAACGTTGGGGTCGGAGCCTTTAAGAAATCAACCCTTTTGAGAAAGATAAATATTAATCCAAACGACGAGACAATTGCGGTCGAGTTTGCAAAGTGGACCAAGGCTGGCGGTAAGGTATTGCTTGGTTTGGTAAGGCGACGCAAAGCAGAGGCGGACCTATACTTTAAAAAATAATCTATAATATGCTAAGTATTTTTACTGTGTTGACAATTATAATGGTTCCAATTTCTTGGATTTATATCCGACGGATTGATTATATGAAAACCAATTTTCCTAATTATAAAGGCGAGGACCTAATTTAAAATAGTAAACAGAGTGCAAAGCTAAAGGCCGATTGGTCGGGAGGCAAAACAACCTACATATCTATTTGATGGAAATCAAAAGAATCTCGAGAAATTTGCATCAAATTAACCTCGACCAAAAAGAGTCTAAAATTGCTTTATTATCCGACATCCATTGGGATAATCCTAAATGCGACCGAGAAAAATTAAAGCGCCATTTAGATTACTGCAAAGAGCAACAAATGCCAATTTTTATTAACGGCGATTTCTTTTGTTTGATGCAAGGCAAGTACGATCCTAGGCGAAGCAAAAAGGACGTATTACCCGAGCATAATAAAGCCAATTATATAGACGCGGTAATTGAGGACGCGGTTGAGTGGTGGTCGCCTTATGCTGATTTATTAACTGTTATTGGATACGGTAACCACGAGACGGCAATTATTAAAAATCTAGAAACAGACCCTTTGCAAAGGTTTGTCGACTTGCTAAACTACACTAACAAAACAAGCGTTTTTACTGGAGGTTATGGAGGTTGGCTGGTAATTAAAAAACATATAGAGGGCAACACCTATATGACAAAAAATTTAAAGTACCATCACGGAATCGGTTTAGGCGGAATTGTTACACGCGGAGCTATAAACCTAACTAGAGCCTTAGAAATGTACGAAAATATGGACGTCTTTGTTATGGGCCATATTCACGAAAACTCAAGCAGAAACGATGTAAGGGATTGCGTAGATTATAACCCTGGTAAACATTGCCACGAATTAGTGCAAAAGCAAATTCATTTGGCAATATGTGGCGTTTATAAAGAAGAGTATGAGGACGGATTTGGAGGTTGGCACGTTGAACGCGGAGCCCCAGTAAAGCCAACTGGCGGTCGAATTTTAACTTTAGAATCTACAAGAGTTAGAAAGGCTAAGGATAGTTATTATGAATTGCTAGTTGATTCTTGTAAATTTCCGCTATGAAAGCAATTTTAGAATTTGATTTGCCTAAGGATAACCAAGACTTTCAATCGGCAATAAACGGAAATAATTATAAGAGCGCAATTTGGGAATTTGACCAGCTTTTGCGTTCAGAAATGAAATACAAAGAATTGACCGACGACACTTATAAGGCTTACGATTATTGCCGAACTGAATTAAGAAAAATATTAGAGCAAGACAATTTATTTATTGAGCAATGAATTACTCGACCGACAACCAAAAGATTAAAATTGCAATCTTAGCCTTTATTGCTGGAATAATTATTGCGTTTATATTTTATCCAAAGCCTGAAAGCGAAACCTTTTATAAGTTTGAAACCGTGACAAAAACGGACACTTTAATAGTCGAGATAAAAGACACCGTTTACGTCCCTAAAACAAAGATAAAAACCGAAGTTTTACGGGATACAATACTAATCGATTTTAAGCCACAAATTAGCCAGTTTAAAGCGTCCTTTCCTTTCGAGTATGGAAGTACTAACGTTAGCGGCGAAGTATTGGGAGAGGTCCTAAAAATGACCGCCACGAGCGATTTTAAAATACCAGTCGTAACGAATACGATTACCGAGACAAAAACAGAAACAATTGTGCAAAAGCCAAAAGGGATTTATTTGGGGGCAAGCGTAAACTCTTTGTTACAACCAGGCGCCAAAGTTGCCTACTTAGACAACAAGTATTTATTTAGCTATCAATACCAGCCTTTTCAAAAAGTCCATCAAATTGGCGTGGCTAAAAAACTATTCTAAAGGTTTATAAAAGTTCCCAATCTGTGAACTTAAAGGTTGTTATTCGGTAAAATTCCGAATTACTCTTTATTTTTTAACAATATTATATGTAATTAGGCGTTTTATGGCACTTTTGTGAGATTTATACGACATTGCATATAAAACTTGCGCTTATTGTGCAATATATTACACATATAATCGCTTTTTGTAAAT